TATGTTGTATTTAGATGGCAACAACACTACGCAATTCAGTATTTAGTTTATACTCATCTACATTATCCGAGATGGCATCAAGTAAGTGTTTTGAAATAATCATATTGGTTTTTAATAAGTCTTCTGATGGCATAACAGCAAACCATTGATATTTGGGTCGTCTGAGTATTTCATCAGCAGGAATATAAATACCATAACAATCAGGATGGAACTTGATATAAGCTTCTTCCATCAAATCTTCTAATAAAATCTGCTTATTATCTTCGGTTTTAATACCGACAAGTTCTCCGCCGAGTAAGTTCATTTTATTTTCATTGATAGCGGAAAGACAGAAATTAGACATTTTACCTTGAAATTTGAATTGACTGGTAAAATGAGGGTCATTGTTTTGTTTTTTAGACTGTTCAACAAATGCCTTTATAGTTTCATCATCCTTTTTTGCTCCAATAAAGTAAGTATCTGGTGCAAATAACTTCTTTTGTGAAGAAGAGAGGACATTTTCACTACGATTAATATTTTCAACAACAAATGGATTTCCGTTTGCAATGCCATTTTCATACATAGGCTTTAAATTCTGTTTACAGACGAAAGAATTAGGAACAACCATACCACCATAAAAATAGGTAAGCTCTAACATAGCTAACTCACGAAGAGATGATTTCATAGGTTCGGCGACAGTGGATACATCAATATCCCAAGTAGGAATTAACTTACTAAATGACTTATCATCAATAAGACATACATTAAAATCATCGGCACAATGGTCTAAAATGGTTTTAATAGTCAAATGTAAATAGGGTTGGTTCAAATCAGTTGAGTTACGTGAATAAAAATCTTTCCACTTACGAGAATTGATTTCGTATTTAGAATGTATCCATAATTTTGGGCGATTATATCCATATAGTGGAGAATCATTCAATAAATATTTTCTTATTAAATCATATTCATCATTTGTTTCAAAAGGTTGTTTCAAAATATTCGCAAAATAACTAGCGACGACAATGACCCCAATGGTTAATGCATAATGTGAGATTTTTTTTGAACTAAATAACATAATAATACGAACCGATATATAGTATCATTATAGATTTTTATTCCCGATCACACTAATAATAAATATGATAATTGATGTTATATTTGGATTCATTGTATTTAATTTTAGAAGAGAACATAACTGCATTATATTTACATATTTGTCTAATTATAGTAGTAAATGAGTTATATGTAATATCTCTTGTAACATAATATTGTTTTCCCAAATGATAATATGGTAATATATCGGAAGAGAACTTATCCCATAGGTTCTTGAATTGCATTTTACGAAAGGCATTCATATCAACCATATAATAATTTGCGGTTTTCAGTGATATTTCATCTAATAAATTATATAGAATATCTTTTGGAATAGGCTGTTTGAATATTTGGGATGACATAAACTAGGGGGGTGTGTATATATTATATAGATTATTATATTGCTAAACGTGGAACTATTTGAGTACAGTAGTAGTAGTTTCTTGTTTTAATTTTTCTAAGTACAATATGCCGTCCATTAATTCATCTTGTGCATGTTCAATCCATTGAATTGTAGATAAGTCTTTACGATCCAAATCCGTACCGTATTTCTGTTTTCCAAACGTTGCACGTTGAGTAAATTTATGCAAGATGGATTTTACAACACTATCCAAGTTGGTCGTATCGATAATTTCAGTTTTAGAATCTGACATTATTGAAGTAAAACATTACCTATCTATATCATTGTGATCCAATTATACATTTTGAAAAATAGGAATAATATTGTTTGTAAATAGAGCAAGTTCAATAGCATCTTCGTGTATATCATGAAAGATCGTAATATATTTACAAATATAAGGAATAATTTTGTATTTTGTATCTTCACTAATCATTTCAGTTTGTTTTGTAAAGACGAAGAAGAAATCCAATATATCAATAACAGAGTATCCATAATCGTAAATATTGTATAATATTGCGATAGATTCTTTCAAATTGTTTTGGCTTAGGTTGTCAATATACATTTCAAATTTTTGAAAAGATATATTAGAACATATCATTTTGCATATCTTTAAATCAACTGACTTCCCATAAATATATATTTTTTCAATATAATTAATCATATTTCTTATGGATAATTGTGACATGGTTAAAATATGGTTGATAGCATCATCACTAATATCAATATGCTCTTCGTGAATAATACGTAACATAACATCTTTAATTTGTCCGCTAGTTGTGTTCGGCAATTTCACAATATGTAGTCTAGATTGAATACTTTCAATTACCTTTTGAATATTGGTACAAACTGATACAAAACATACATTTCTTTTGTATTTATCAATATAATTACGAAATACTTGTTGGCTTTGTTCATTTATATTATCTAGATCATCAATAATTACTAATTTTTTTTTACCATATATTGCACTACTCGATTGACAAAATGTTTTCATTTCGGTTCTGAAATGTTGAATACCTTGTTCTTTTAGATTATTAATAAACATAATATTATTATCAGGCAATGGTGAATTCTTATCCAATTGATAATATTCACGAATGATAGCAAACAGCAATGTTGTTTTCCCTGAGCTGGGATTACCAATAAACAATGTATTTAAATTACCCGATTTTATTAATACTTGAATTGTCTTTACTATATTAGACTCCATGGTAAAATCATCAATAAAATAGGGTTTATATTTGGTAATAAATGTATCTTGGAATTGATTGTTATCTGACATTAGAATATTTCGTAAAAATATTTATATATTGTTTTCAAATTATTATATAAAAATTATAGTTGTATTCATATTATATTATGTCAAAACCATCTTATTATGATATACTCGGCATTGATAAAAAATCATCTGATACAGAAATAAAAAAGGCATACCGATCCATGTCATTGAAATATCATCCGGATAGGAATCCAAATGAGGATGCAAATGCCCGATTTCAAGAAATAAACGAAGCATATGAAACTCTCAGTGATAGTGCAAAACGACAAACATATGATATGGGTGGTCAACCCGGTGGTGTTCAGTTCCATAATATGTCAGGACAGGGGGAATTTCCAGACATTAATGGTATATTCAATATGATGTTTAACGGTGGAATGGGAAATATGGGTGGTAATCCTAATATAAGAGTATTTCATGGGGGAATTCCAGTGAATATAAACGGCAGACAACATAGACAAATACGTAAACCAGAACCTATTGTAAAAAATATTCAAATTACATTAGAACAGAGCTATATGGGTTGCGTTGTTCCAATTGAGATTGAACGATGGACACTATCTAATGGTACGAAAGTAAATGAAGTAGAAACACTATATGTAACCATACCACAGGGTATTGATAATAATGAGATTATTCAAATTGTAGATAAAGGTCATATTACACCCGAAATAAAAGGTGATATTAAGATAGGTGTTCGTGTTCAAAACGATACCATATTTATAAGAACTGGATTAGACCTAATATATAAAAAAACTATTTCACTAAAAGAAGCATTATGTGGATTTTCGGTAGATTTTGTACATATAAATGGTAAGAAATTACGATTAAATAATATGGATAATCCAACTATTATTAAACCAGGTCATAAAAATATATTCAAAGATATGGGAATGAAACGAGAACAAAGAACAGGCTCTCTAATATTAGATTTAGATGTCTCTTTCCCAGATCAATTAACAGAAGAACAATTAACTTCTATCAAAACAATATTGTAAAATTTATGTTGAATATGAAATTCAATACAAATTAAGTAAATTATGCACTAATACGTTTGGTTGGTATTTCTACATCCACAATATAAATTGAATTCTCTGTAATTACAATGTACTCTTTACCTACCTTATATATTTTAGACACAGGACTTGTGTATTCCTCTTCGCTCTTAACTATCAACTTCTCTTGATTGTCTTTAACTCCAATAATAACATCCTTATCCAAAGAATTTGTCCAGTAATCCATCATAATGGGCTTATCTTCAATAATTGACAATTTAGCAGCATGTTGGAGTGTATTATTTTCAGGTAACCTATATCCATTTGCAGTTGGTGGTTGATTTGTATTTTCCATTATATTTAATGTATAATATATACTTGTATAATTACTTTAAATCATTATTGAATAAAATATTTAATTTTTCGGCATATAGTGTATAGTTTAGAATTTATGACAGCAAAAAATCCGGTTACATTAAAACAATGCATTGCTGAACAATATTGTTACGCTATAAAAGAACTATTTACAAAGATCAGTAATTCCGAATTAATTAGAACATCAGATAAGTTAATTTCAATACTTTCCATTGGTGTAAATTCTATTCATCGTGTATTTGAATATGTTTTAATAAGAAAAAAAAATATAGAACAAGCGAATTATTATACACAACAAGCATGTTATTATTTCTTAGAATATATAGAACAAATTCATAAAACAAATTTAACACAAAATTTGAATAATACAGATGCTGTTTTATTTGTATATAAGAAAACCATTTTTGATATACACGACGGGGAAGACAATGATTCTTCTAATAAAATGACGAATATTCTAACATTAATGGATGATTCTATTATCATAAATGATAAGGAATGGTGTAATATGTATCTACAAATTTCACGAATTATAAACATATTGTTTTATTGGAATAATGCGAATTATACATTTGAGAATAGAAAGTCCATATGTGATAATCTGTTATTGCGTTATTTACATTCAGTTGATAAACTTGATTTTGCTATCGTTTATCTTGATAATATACAATGTAAGTTTGAACCGGATTTTAATACATATTATAAACTACTTGTTGCTATGATAACAAAGACTGAAAAAATGCGACGTGTAAGAAGTGGATCAGTTACAGAACAAGATAAAAATGAGCAACTATTAACTAAATTCAGTCTCAGTCGTGATATTCTAAAAGAAAAATATAATAATGGTGATATGGATGAATTAGTGTCTTGGTTATACAATAGGTAACTTACCCTAATTTGTAATCCAAACTGTTTTTTTTCGTATCTTCGTTTTTTTCGTCTTTGCAATTGTTTCGTTTGATTTTACAGATATAGATGAGTATTCTACACATAATAACTTTTTTATAAATTCATAAACAACATTTAATATTAATTCCGAACAGTTGCCTACAATTAAACAACTCCCTGTGCGAAATATCATAAATGATACTTCCGTATAAGTTTTATTATCACCGATTTCACTCATCTTCATATTGCGATCATCTGGCATTATTTGTCCAGTTTGCAATGAGACATCAGTTATTTTATTATTATAATAATATTTACATTTGACGCCTGGATAACTACATGGATCATATGATGTTTCAATACCATATTTTGAACTTCGCAAAATAGAGTGCAATATATCACGGTTTAAGAAATAACCACAATTGAAATTAGAATTTATCAATATATTACTTTCTTTTTCCATCGTAATAAATTCTAATGGTTCTTTTACATACTTTTGAATTAGCGTTATAATGCGTATTTTAACAATTTCTAAAATATCATCATTTATTACGCCGGGTATTTCCATTTTTCCAGTATTGAACACCTTCACATGCATTTCTTTATATATACCATTATGATTTATTCTCATAATGATAGCAAAACAATTATAAAATGCATTTTTTACCTTTCCTCTGCAATTCATAATATCCTTTTTTGACATACCAATTGTAATTTTTCGTTCATCTTTATATTTTACTCGGCGTGCAGATGGATTATCAATCTGTTTAATAATATTTTCATTATAATATACAATATTTACCAATTTTGACTGATAATCCATAAATTCCTCATGTGTATTAGATACTACTTTGATTTGTTTTTTTAAAATTCCATCTTTGGGTTGCCAATAGTTTATGATTGGTATATTCCAAAATATATTGAAAATATCAATAGTTTGATTTAAGAACAATACCTTCGTTTTAGTAGATATGTATAAATTCTCACATTCCGGGGCCTCGTCTGATATTTTATTATTTTCGTTATTATTTTCACTATATTCGTTATCTAATATACCATTTGTACTTAGTGGTTGAATACAATAATTATTTATATTCGTACTTCCAAACCTGCTATCAGATTGGTTCGCCAGAAACTTACTCCATTCATCATCAATGTTATCCATAATTATATTAAATTGTTACAATAAAAATTCTTTAAATCCAATTTCAATTTTACAGAAAAATAATATGGGATCGTTATTCATACAAATTATAACATATATATTGCAAAATAGTTGTAATATCACAATCTGGTGTATGCATAACTATCTCAATTACATTCAAAAAATGCGGTGTTATAATGTCAGGGTAGTTACGCATAACATAATCAACATATTTCTTGATAACTGTTTTTTTATCAACATTATGTTGCATACTGGAATTGTGTATATATACAAGCGATTCATCATAATTATGTTGAATAAATAACTCATGTAATGTAGTCCATATACTATCTGTAATTATACTATTGTTCCAATCTGTTTTGTTTTGGTTCAATTGTATAAAATTTATCATACTACGAATGTCTGAATTATATGTTGTTTGGATTGTATCAACCACTGGATTTGATAATATTAGATTTTCATTTTCTGCAATATTTTTTATAAACTTATGAATATCTTCTTTTGGTAGTTGGTTAAATCGGATACATATAAATTCATTTTTCAAGGGTTCTTCTATCTTGCTTATATAGTTACATATTAAACAATATCGCACGTTGTATTGAGACAATTGTATCAAATATTTGAGTGCTTGTTGTGCATTTTTTGTCATATAGTCAACTTCGTCCAGTATAACAAATTTCAATCCAGTTTCAAACATGTTTTTAGATTTGACAAATTGCTGTATTTGATTGCGAATAATATCAATGCCTCTCTCGTCTGATGCATTCAGATGTATGACATTACTTTGTGATGTTTGATTATACCTTGTTTGGAATTCACGTATCAAGTTGATAATGGTAGTTGTTTTACCAGTTCCAGGGGGTCCATAAAATAACAAATTTGGAAAGTATTTATTTTTCAAAATATTCTCAAATAATGTTCGGTTAACATGATCTAATACTATATTGTCAAATTCGGTTGGACGATATTTTTCAACCCATGGTATGTTGTCATTATTTTTTGTATTATTTACTGATTGCATTTCTATAAATATATATTCTAATGTATTTATGTTTCTTTTACTAGTTCAATATATGTTTGTAAAATTGAATCCATATAAATATAACAGTAGATGAATATCTATATTAAAATGAACTCGTTTTCTGTTCACCCCAACACCGGTTATTTGGAATTGATTTTGGGACCTATGTTCTCTGGCAAGACTACTCGTATAATTGACCTATATAATAAATTTTATCAATCTTCAAATATCAAAGTTATCAACTATTCAGGTGATACTCGTTATCATAGTAGCATGTTGTCTTCTCATGATAAGGTAATGATACCTTGTATATTTACGACCACATTATCAGACGTTTGTGAAGAGAAGCATTTGGACGATATTGATATTATATTGATTAATGAAGGTCAGTTCTTTCCGGATTTATATGAAACCGTAACTACGTTAGTAGAAACCCATAAGAAAAAGGTATTTGTATGTGGGTTGGATGGCGATTTTAAACGAAATAAATTTGGAGCATTGTTGGATTTAATTCCTATAAGTGATTCAGTTATTAAACTAACTGCAAAATGTAAAGAATGCCAACAAAATGCAATATTCTCACATCGCCTTACACAAGAAAATGAACAAGTTGTTATTGGATCAGATAATTATGTGCCATTATGCAGACACTGTTATTCACGAATGTCCATGTAAACATATCATCCACAAATACACTTTTTATAAACCATATAAAAGAAAATTAGTCTAATTAGTATAATACAATCACATGGAAAATACCGATAATATGGAACCTATTAAAAAAAAGAGAGGACGCAAAAAGAAGGCAGAATCTATTGAAATTATAACTACTACACCTACTGAACTTGTTACTGATAATGTTCCAAAGAAGCGTGGACGAAAACCCAAAGGTGGTAAGTTGATAACCAAAGAACCCGACAATCAAGATCAACCACAACAAACACCAAACGTTATTCTACATTTGAAATGTTCATTATCAGATTTAAATACATATAATGATAATTCAATTAATGGGCTAAATGATCCATTAGAGTATAATCCAACCGTACCACCTACAATTTCTACATTCAATGATAATGATAAATATGCTTCATATGAACACCCTGATGCTACTGTACCCACAATTATAGATAATACTGCATATGATGTAGTACAAATAAATCCTGTAAATTCATTCTGCAAAAAATGCAATGGAGACATGACATCACAAGATAATACTGACAATCTCACAATAGCAGATCAAGCTATTGATAATGTCAATATGAAAGATGTCAATATGAAGTTAAAGAATTTAAAAATACAATTATACAAATCAAATAATCCAGATAAAAAATCGGCATGTTTCTGGTGCACATATGAATATGACAATCCTACATGTTATATTCCAAAATATGAATCAAACGATGATTTAAGTGGTTATGGTTCATTCTGCCGACCAGAATGTGCTGTAGCTTTTTTAATGAAAGAGAATATTGATGATACAACTAAATTTGAAAGGTATCATTTAATTAACCAATTTTATGGAAGAACATATGGGTATAGCAAAAATATTAAACCTGCACCAGATCCACACTATTTATTAGATAAATTTTACGGCAATCTTACTATTCAAGAATATAGAAAATTATTAAAGACCGAACATATGCTGTTAATTGTAGAAAAGCCTATGACGCGTATCCTACCAGAGTTACATGATGATATGGAAGATTTTGGTTCAACGTTGTATGATAGTAATCCGGGTAAGTATAGTAATAATGCTGGTATGTATAAAGTTAAACGACAAAGTGAAAAACAGAAGGGACCTAGCAAGACAGAAATTATGAAAGAAAATTTCGGATTCTAATATTACTAAAAACATATTTATGACAAAAGTATAAATATGTTATTCTATAATATATAAACAATGTCGGAACAAAAAAATGTTACAATACATTTGATGGGTGGGTTGGGTAATCAATTATTCCAGATTTTTACCTGTTTGTCATACGGTTATCAGGAAGACCGTTCAATAATATTACCTTATTCAGATGTATTAACTTCTGGTATTACTAGAAATACATATTGGGACACGTTTCTTCATGAAATAAAACACTTAACCAGTATTAATAATAATGAATATACAGTTACTTCATTAACAACCGATTTTGATACATTACAAGAAAAGGGATTTAGATACCAAGAACTCTCTCAATATGATAACAAGAATATACGATTATTTGGATATTTTCAAAGTCCTAGGTATTTTCAGAAATACTATGACAACATTTGTAATCAAATCAAATTAACATATAAAATATCACAAGTTCGGGATAAATGTTCAGAATACTTTCAACCAAATATAAGAACAATTTGTATGCATTTCAGGTTAGACGATTATAAAAATATTCAAGATTGTCACCCATTAATGCCATTAGAATATTATCGCGCGGCATTGTATTATATGTTATCTATGAAGTCATCTAAATCGTGTAACGTATTGTATTTCTGTCAGAAACAAGACTTTGATGATGTTTCTGGCATTATATCAAAATTAAGTAGAGAATTTCACTATGTTAATTTTATAAATATTAATGCAAATATTAGTGATTGGGAAGAAATGTTACTTATGGCAAACTGTGATGATAATATTATTGCAAATAGTACATTTAGTTGGTGGGGAGCATATTTTAATCAAAATCCTACAAAATTAGTATGTTATCCTAAAATCTGGTTTGGTCCAAAACTCAAACATAATGTTGTTGATTTATTTCCAAAAAATTGGCAAAAAATAGATTGGTAATTTTTTGTAAAAAATTGAAAGAACGATTCTTTAATATTATAAATGAAACTAAGTTTGATTTATAATCATATTATTAACAATGCCTCATTCACAACACTACAAGGAAAACTTTGATGCTGTTTTAGACATCCCCGTTGTAAAGGAACTTTTGAAACAAAATAATAAATTGATCAAGCGTAACAAAAAATTGTCTAAACGTAATAAAATATTGAAAAATTTAATATATTCTCTTCCTGAATTCCGTAACCCTTGCAATTCGTGTTCATGTAATCATAACAAACAAAAATCTTGTAGAGATAATGTTGTAGTAAAAACCGAAAAAAAATATACAGAAACTGGCAGTCAATCCGAAGATAATGATATTATTATATTAGATACACCAGCAAAAGAAGAAATAAAATAGAAGAAATAAAATATGAAATTTTAGAAATTGATAATGAAGAAGAAGCTGAATCAGAAGAAGCCGAAGAAGAAGAAGCTGAATCAGAAGAAGCCGAAGAAGAAGAAGCTGAATCAGAAGAAGCCGAATCAGAAGAAGCTGAATCAGAAGAAGCCGACGAAGAAGAAGCCGAAGCTGAATCAGAAGAAGCCGACGAAGAAGAAGCCGAAGAAGAAGCCGAAGAAGCTGAATCGGAAGAAGCCGAAGAAGAAGAAGCTGAATCGGAAGAAGCCGAAGAAGAAGAAGCTGAATCAGAAGAAGCCGAAGAAGAAGAAGCCGAAGAAGAAGCTGAATCAGAAGAAGCCGAAGAAGAAGAAGCTGAATCAGAAGAAGCCGAAGAAGAAGAAGCCGAAGAAGAAGAGGAAGAAGTGTTTGAAACTACAATTAATGGAAAAGAATATTATACTGTGTGTCTCATGAATGGTTTCATTTATGAAATTATGCCCGATGAAGACATTGGTGACGAAGTAGGTAAGTTTGTTAATGGTAAAGCAGTATTTGATAAATAGACTTCATAAATATTCACAATGATAACAATATATTCAATATTTTTTATTGTAATTATTTTTACATGTTTTGTTTTTGCATGCATTTACCTTGGTTTTTCTGCGCGTATTTTTTGATTTACCACCTGCAAGTGCAGTTGGTGTAGCAATATTTTGGATCAACTCATTTACTATTTCAGTGTATAATTTTAAATAATTATTCGTATGATTAATCATATTAATCTTATTTTGTAGATTAATCTTATCAACAATTTGTAGTTCCTTATTATTTTGATCTAGTCTGGTATTTATAGTTTGTTGTACTTGTTGTAATTCGTTGTTAATTTGTCTCTTCATTTCATCTAGAGAACGAGTATCTCGGTTATTAATAGAGCCCCATTTTTGTATTAATTTATATAAATTAATTTGAAAAGAACCAGTTGAAATAATATCCTTACTGTCACGTATAAATGGTAACAAATTTCGTATATTAACTGAAAACGTTTGATTTATCTTATTACTTGAATCACGTAAGTCATTTATAATCTTAGGTATTTCTTTATTATTCATTATTAAGTTATCAAATCTACGGATTAATTCATCACTTGGTTCATCTGACCTATTATCATTCAATATTCTATTTGTATTTTTCATTACATTATTTTGTTTTTCACTTTTAAACTTAGTACTTTTTTTGGTTTCAATAGAATAGATAGGAAAATGTTCTACAATATGTTTGATTTTATTAGATTTCAATAATCTGGTTAATAAGTTTCCTAAGAATTCACCTTTATAATAGCGCATAACTTGTTTTTTATTTGAATTATTAATTTCTCCATCAACTAAATCAAGGAATACAAATATTTCACGTTTTGGCTCATTATTACGTGTGTTCGCATTAATACGGTCAACACCTAAACTTATAATATATTCATTATAACTTTGGTCTTTATTATTTAATACAAAACGATTATAAATATCATTTAAATTGCTAATAGCAATATCTATATCTTTATCCAATATATCTTGTAGAAGACTATTGGATGATGTCCTGCTATCAAATGTTTCTGTCTTAAATTGTGGAATCAGAACATTATTAATCTGGTCAATTGCAGTCTGTGTTATTACATTTTTGCTTGAACCATTATAATCTTCAATTAGTGACCAATTAATTGAACTCAGATTTTTATCAGAATCAACAGTTAATGTATTGGTTAATTCATCATCAGAATCAACGGTTAATATATTGGTTAATTCATTATTGTTGGATATATTTATGTATTTTTTTATATCGCTTTTACCTAATATTTTTTTTATTTGTTCAAAACGTTTTACAATATCATTATTATCCTCTGTTGTTATCGTTGATAAATCTTGTTTTACCTCATTTATACGGTCATCTATATTTGTGCCTGAATAAACATTGATTGCATTATCTCCAATTATTACTTGTTTATTTGTATTCTTTTTAATTTTATCAAATATATCTTGTTTATTTTTTGTAAGATCAGTTATATATGTTTCAATAAAAAATACTATAATTAATACTTGCCAGTCATTCACGCTATACCTATCATTTATTTTATTTTTACCCATAATTATCTTTATCTTATTGCAGATATTGATTAATTTTCTAATCTCAACCTTTATTTTTTGCAGTATGTCCTGTAAAGTAGTATTATTTGATATTATTGTATTATGGACATCTTTCAATAATAGTTTATATTTGGGGTGATTTACAATATCATTTAACCAAACGGATTTTACAACTGTATATGGTTTATTATCTATTTTCAAATATGAAAAACGAGTTTTAACCGGATTATAAAACATGCTGGTTTGTGGAGTCTTTTCCAACAATTGATCGATAGATTGTTGATTATACTTAATTGCAAGTGGTTTAGTGGGGAAAATTGCAGTTAACATCATATTGATATTTTTTTCAATAATACTTTTTGTATCATCTCCAAATACTATATTATTATTTGTTGTTGGATTAAATTCATTTCTAAACTCGTCAATGTTAAAAAATATTTTAATTATTTTTGCATAATCTAACCCAGATATGTCAGGCAATAATGCATCGTCTATCATATACGGGTATTTACTGTCTGTGTTTAAAGTAACATCGGGATCTGGGTTATATAATAAATCGCTTGTGAATGGAAATTCTATTTTACCAGGTATATTTGTGTTTAATGTAATTTTTATTGGTTGCGGATCAATGCTCATAATTGGTATTTATAATATGTAAATAGATTATTTACATATAATAGTAACTTATTTCATAGAAAAGCCTTGTACCTCATTGTCAACAATTTTATTTTGTTTGGATGCTTTCTCTAAAACTTCTTTCGCCTTAGTAATATCTTCATCTGTCACTTTTTCATCATTATGTTTGTTTTCATCTGATAATGTAGTATGATAATCACGGAAATCCTCAGATAATATACAAAAAGCGCTTTCTTCATTAAACAAATACTCCGTAGCAATAATAAAACAAAAGGTTATAAATGATGCAATATAGATGTCTCTTGTACCCATCCATGCAATGGAGAACACTAATAATGTTCTACTAACAGTGTATTTCAAATAAGATTCCATAGATTTACTTAACCCGATATTTACAAATTTTGATACAATATTTAGGGTAATAATCATCAAACCTGCAAATATTTTACTATTATTAATTGTTTGTATTTGATTATGCAAGTAGTCAATTGTTGTCTTAAATGTCTTTGTGTCTTTTGATTGTTTCATTATACACTATGTATCTATTTTTTTAGGGAGTTTGTTCTGATTTCACCTTTTTTTCAGAACGCAGTTTAGCCTCCACTATTGAGAATTTGCAAGTTGAACTACATACATTACAATAATCATCCTTAAATTTAATTTCTGGAAATACATGTGATGTCATTTCATTATTGACATCCATACCTTTGTATTTTAGTTTACCATTTTTACAATTGTTTGTACGAAATGAATTCTGAGCAGTATCGTCTAGAATATCAACATCATAATTTTGATATATATCTGTGTAATTTTCAAAAGTATCTAATTGTTCTTTCTTATTGAATTTAGCTGGTTTTGTTTCTTTAAATTCTGGTTCGGGTAGTCGTTTTTCTGTAATTAATGTTTCAATCGTTTTGCCATTGATATCATGAAAAGCCTCTTTGTTTAGCGATATTTCAACACAATCCATTTGATAAAATAACAGTATTAAGGCGCATACAAATAAACCAATCATTTTATCAATAGATGTGTAAAAAAGGATTACCAAAATTGCGATTAATTTTCCTACTATGGTATGACTAAATAAAATACATCCACTGTATTGGGATAGTAACGCATATATAGCTACAATAGGTATAAATTGTGCGATGGTATTTTTCATATTATCTATATTATCATTATATTTTTCTTAAATTCTATTTTTTGGTTAGTAATGCGCGAAATAATTTCTACATATTTTTTAAGTATATAACTAATAAAAATATGTCATTAGTAACAACCGCATCTACATGGATAAGTGATGATAATTCTAATAAAAAAAAACGGATTCCTTCATTTAAACGTCCATCAACTAATAATAAACTGACATCACATGGCAGTAGTGAGAATATTGATGTGAATGAACATTTCCAAGCGATGTTACCTAAAACAATTGAAGATGTTGAAAATAACAATAATGATCGCAATAATAAGGTAAGTTCATTATTAGATAAAATGACTAGTGCTAGTGAAGATGATGATAACACATTAGGCAATTTCAATCCAATTTCACCGCCTTCTTTGAATGTAAAACGTGATATTGAAGATGATATTGGTGAAAGCCAATATATGCCAGAAATTCCTCGCTTTAAAAATAAAGGAACCGCTTCAAATGTATATGGTGCAAATGATATGAAATCCAATGTATACAGCAATTATAATAAAACATATGAAGCTCCTATAAAATATACTAATTCACCACAATATGCAAGTATGGGTATTACATCTGGATCAGGTGACAATAAAATGTTGGAAAAAATAAATTATATGATACATCTACTCGAACAACAACAGAATGAAAAAACCGATAATATTACAGAAGAATTTATTCTGTATTCATTTTTAGGTATTTTTATTATATTTGTGGTTGACTCCTTTTCAAGAGCTGGTAAATATACTCGTTAATTATTTTCATCATATGTATTATGAAAATAATCGGATTTGTTATGCTGATGCCAATAATTCGTTCTTCTTTGTTTGTAATAATTTTACCCAATAATGCTTATGTAATTTCTCATACATAAATTCATTATTTATATGTTTTTCCTTGTATTCTACCATTTTATTACGTAAAAATTCAACGGTTACTTCACTCCAATCATCTATTAATATTACTGGGAGATCGGCATACAAACTATCCAATGGAGATTTTTTTATAATTGGAATACAACCTAAGCACAATGCCTCCCATGTTCGGATACATTCATAATCTTGTCCAAATGGTGAAACCACAAATGCAAATGATGTTTGATTAATAAATGTTTGGTTACGTTTATGCTTACAATCATAATATATTAGATTGGATGGTAATTTATTAATGGCATCATTCCTATCATCTGTTCCATATTTGGTAATAGTAAGAAACTGGAAATTTCCATAACATACTGGTATTCGTTCCCAAAATGGTTTCATTTGTTTTCGTAATGACATTATTACTTCTTCTTGATCAACCGGAATGGTTTTATCACCTCTGTCTGACCGAATATGTGAATTGTACATCATTGTATGGTAATCTAAACCGAGTGGTATTAATGTTATTTTTGGATGTGTTATTAGACAATTTTGACAAAACCAATGTTTCAATAAATCCCACTCAATAAACTCATTAAATTCCTCATCCGTATCAAATATTTCATTCGGACATTCGCAGTCACCCTCACCGGTAACTAATATAAATGGTTTGTTGATTGCATTTTTTAATTGTTTATATACGTTGCGTAAATTTAAATTACTTAAATAAATTGTATCATATTCCTTCATTTGATCAAAAGAATATTGTTTAGTTTCATCATTGAGCCGAGTAATATATCTTTCGGAATCGCAAGTTTCTTCAAACCCACGAAATCCAAATAATATGTTATATTTTTCTATTTCTGGCTTACTTACCCCGCAATTTATATCTAGAAGTTCTATGTTTGTATCAATTATATTATTGCCTCGCAGATAATCAATCATTTTTTGTTTAGATCCACATACAAAATCGTGATTAGAGTTAATATATAAAGGATTACTAGTTACTATTTTATCATGCATCAAACTCCAATTTATTCTTGGTATGTTGAGAACATTAGTATGAGTAAAAATAACTATTCCATATGGAGTTGCTATTTCAACCAACATATCAGCCAATTTATTTTTATAACTTTGCATAAGTTGTTTTTTACGTTCATCTGTATCATTAAATGTTTGTTGATATTTTGGTTCTTCTTCAAATGAAACTACCTGAATATTATTATGGCGATAACAACTTGTATTACAAAAACCTTGTATGTCCTCATTATATTCATTGCCTAATACAAGAAAACTATCAGAACTATGTAATGCTAGTCCTGCCTCTTCTATACTATGTAGATGCTCCTTATAATATGGTATTTTGTCAATATAAACAACTGCTATATTCAACATTTTGTATATTATATGTATATTAGTTTATGTTATTTTGACTACTAATATATTTATACTGATAATACCAAACAACTTTCAGGGGGTATTGGAGAACGTGGAAATACAAAATTGTACAGATAATAGGCGGTTTTGTTAGTAAATATTGGTGTATATCGGGTTCTCCAATGCGATAAAATAGATGTGTTATGACCTATGTTTTCTATTATGAACATTTTATAATAATTGTTTTTATTGATCAACTCCAAACTATGTAAAAATCCAGTATAAAAAAGTTCCATATTTTCCGAATTCATTACACTTGCCACGCATTGTAATGTATTACCTTCAATATCATCATATTGTGTTTTCGTATCTTTGAAAAAATACAATCCGTATACTTGCCCTTCACTTCGTAAACAATATATATGCATTTGTTTATCATTTATTAATGATAAATAGTAACCACTATGTTGTGTAATACATATGTCAAATAAACATGGTTGATTATCAAACCGCATATTCGTTTGAATATCAAGAAAGTCGGTTAATATATCTATGTTCTCCTTGGTTAATGATATAATTTGAAATTCTTTGGGTAGTTCTCTTGGATTATTTTTTCGTAGGTAGAATGTCATAGAATTATATTGGATGAACGGAACGACACCTTCACATAAGTCAATTTCCTTTTTGATTAATGATACTAATATGTTAGGGTTTTGTATACGTTGATTATATTCATGTGTTTGATACAATTTTCTCGTTATTTTACGTATGTCTTGTTCTCGGTGAACACATAGATAATCAATATAATACAATGGTAATTCGGAATACATATTCTCTTTTAATGTTGGACGATAGTGCATATTGAAGGCACGAGATGTGATACAACCCATTGGTTTATATACCGTTGTTATATCTGAATCATTCGTAGGTTTATCTAACGTTTTTTCACAATATAGTGATATATATGTAGGTTCTCTGATACCGGTTAAAATAGTTCGTATATTTTGTTGCGTTATGTTATGTAATATACGGTCAGATGATACATAATAACATTGTAATAGATTTGTTACTTCATTCATCATTTGATCATTACAATCTGATAAGTTGGTTGTTATTACATTATTGAAATCACAGAATTTCGTTTTTATTGGACGATAATGATAAATAAAAAACGGTGTCCAATAGAAATACCGCCAGTAGTCGTATGTATGAAATACCGGTTGTATATTCCAAAACGGATATCTAATTTTTATATAAGTGAAGAGAACCAAGAAAAAGAAGAATGTAGATGATAGAATATATTGAAACATAATTGGGTCTAATATATTCTGGTAAAAATTTATTGTTCATTATCGGCAAAATATAATGTGTATTTATTCTATATGGAGCCTGTATCTACTATTGCATTTGTTATATATGCAACTATAACTAGTGGAGCTGCATACGGAGTATTCAAAGTATCAACGCACATATCTAATAACATAACTATATTTATGAACCAATACAAATAGAGAATCAATGAGAACGTTCAAGAATATATAAATATTGATTTGGGTCTCCATTACATGGTTCCATATCCACTTTTGCATGAACATTAAACCCGCATGATTTCGCTAACTTTATGATTTGTGTGAGATCTTCCATAAATAATGTCTGCTCATTCTGCCTTACATTTGCGGTTTCAGTGTCCTTGAATGTTTCTGTTTTGGTTACAATATTCACTTCTTCTAAATTTACTGGAAAGTCATACCGAGCACTATATTGAAAGTCGTCATAATGAGTCTGTATATCAGTAACGCGTGGTTTGGGTGTATCATAGAATGATTTCCATTCAATCTCATCACCAAATTTGGGTTTCGTTAAATTAAATTGTTTTCTATCTACCAAATGAATCACCAGATATCCATTTGGCTTCATCCAACCATAACAATTTTTGAAGAATATTTCCTTGTTCTTTATTTGATAAATTGTAAAATCGGTGCACAAGACATGCGTGAATGTATCTCGTTCAAATGTAAGTGTATCCTCTACATTTTCACAGACAACTTCTATGTCTGGATATGTAGTTTCTGATTGTTTTACCATTTCTTTTGAACTATCTATTCCATATGCTTTATAACCAGCAATGGTCAGTTCATTTAATGCATAACCAGTTCCACTACCTACATCTAAAATAGTACTGTTATAAGTATCTAATTCCGTATGTTTTAACAAATTCATTAATTCCCATTGAGAACGTTTCTTAGTATCGTGTAAATTATCATATATTTCTGCATAAAAATCGTCATAAATATCCTTATTACGTTTTAATACGAATTGTTCTCGTTGGTAAAAACCTTCCACTTTTGTATCAGGTTTCTCAGATGATTTATGGATAGAATATATAGTATAACCTATTGCCAATGTTAATAAATATTTCAATAAGATATTTTTGGAATTATTGGATGTTAGGATTGATGTAAAAAACTTTATCATATAATTGACTGTATATAATAAAGTTGATATTTTTATGTTGTTTCATTCTAATCTGCACTACGTAATTGAGTTCTGGTATGATTGAAAAATTGGTCTCTACCAATTGTTGTATTATCTACATTTGGGTGAGGCATTGAACTAAATTGTTGGCGTTCAAACAATTGAGGATGAGGCTGTTGAGAAGGTTTGGATGTAACTGTCACATTATATAAATCGCTGGTGGAAGAAGGAACATATACATTTTGTTCAGCACCATGTTGTAGTGCATATTCTTGATTACGTAAACTATTTTCTACATCCACATTGTTTCTATATCCGGATGATGGACCATTACTGGTTGTAGGTGTAAAGTTCAAATATTGATTATAAGCAGGATAGGGAATGCTTGGCTCATTGACTTCTTTTCTACGATTAATAATGGGAAAATGTGCATATTTGGTAGGAACAGGTCTGGGATCAAAATTGGGTTCAAGAGGACTATCTGCGACAATTCGTGAATTAATACGGTCATTTAATTCATCTACACGCTCATTTTGTCTATATTGTACTCCTTGATGTACGCCTTGCATTTGGTAATTCATTTGATAATCCATTTATGCTAAAATATATATACAGTATGAAGATTTAAAATAATATAGAAAAAATTCTATATTTCATAGTAACAATGAATAGACCAGGTGCAGGCGTTTTAGTTATATTACAATGCAATGACAAGATATTATTAGGAAAACGTAAAGGTTCTCATGGACACGGTGAATGGTCATTTCCAGGTGGTCATCTAGAAATGAATGAAACGCCTGATGAATGTGGAAAACGAGAATTATTAGAAGAAACTGGAATTGATATACATGAGTTAAACCCTATTGATATGGGTTATACAAATGATGTATTCAATAGTGAAAATAAACATTACATTACAATCTATCAAAAATATTTGATAAATAGTGTTATTGATGCAGAAATCAAAGAACCAACCAAATGTTTTGAATGGATGTGGGCAGATATTCATAATTTACCAACCCCATTATTTTTATGTGTTAAAAACTATATGTTAAAAAACAATTTATAAAATAGTGGTTATTATAAGGAATGACCAATATTTTAGATAATAAAGTATTTATATTTGATTTAGATGGTGTAATAATTGATTCAGAAAAACACCATTTTATGTGTTATAAAAATGCTATTTCTACATATACCGATATGAAATTAGATTGGAATACATATTGTGAAATTCATCATTCTACTGATAAAACGTTCAAGGATGTATTTCCAAACGATTACAATGATGTATATGCACTAAAAACTGAATTATACAAACAATCTATAAAAGATGTTACATTGATTGATGGATTTTATGAGTTCTTTAAATTATTAATTAAATACGGAAAACAAATATGTATTGTCACAGATGCTCCAAAAGAAATCTTTGATATTATTGCCACGAAATTCCCATTTATCCTACAATCAAACGTAATCATTACCCGAAATGACACAAAATTTAGAAAACCAAATAGCGAATGCTATTTACAGGTGGTGAAACGCTATATTAATACATATGAACTGAATGAAATAATTGCATTTGAAGATTCATACAAAGGTTGGACTGCTGCAACAAATGTAATTTACAATTGTGTATTAGTAAATACACCAGACTATTTTTATTATAATAAGATAAATGCACTAAACCATATTGAGAACTTTATTAATATTAAAACAATGAAAGAACCATTTGAGTATATTCCATTTTATATTTCATCTAAAACAAAACACCGTACACGATGGTTAAAAATGAAAGACGATTTTCCAATATTTGCGAATTGGATTGTTATTGACACTAAAAAAGAAGATATGACAACTTTGGATAAAGCAAATTTATGTGAGACAATTAAAAATGACATACCTTATTGTTCATTTGGTATATTATATACTGAGGAAGGAGAACAAGACCATATAGGGTCACTAATTGAAATCGGAATGTTGTTATCACAGTCAAAACCAATATATTTATGTGGTGACAATATTTTCAAAGACGAAGTATTATTCAATTTCAAATCATTGATTAATTGCTCTTACTCTAATAATTTCAATTTATTTGAATCATTCAGAAATATTCAATATGATTCAAATCAACCGTATAATGAATTCAAAAATAATATTATAAACCTATGCAAACCAGTTATTCATACCCTTACTATACCAAATAAAATAGATAATATTGTCATTTGTGCATCTGGAAAAGGAACGAGGTTATTGCCAATTACGAAAAATATTCCAAAATTATTGGTGAATGTAAACAACGATTGTATCCTTCATAATATTATAAATTATTGGAAGCAATATTCTAATACATTTACTGTTATTATTGACAGTGAATACAATAATGTTGTTCATTTTTATTTAAATCTGATAAATGATATTAGTTATGAAGTTATAAACGTGGATTGTAAAAATAAAGAAGAAAATAGTTATACTATACATAATGCGTTATCTGATGATAAATATATACATAAGAAACTCCTTATAACGTGGTGTGATATTTTTCCAAATACAACCATACCAAGTGATACATTTAAGGATGAGAACATTATTTTTACTTATAAAAATTTTGGAAGATATGATGCATATAACAATTGTATTGAGAAAAAACCATTAGGTAATATTATTGGTATATATTACTTTTCAGATTTTACACATCTATCCGATTTTGAACCTCATATGGACATTTGTGATTGTTACAAAGAAAATTTTGGTGATTTTATTACTTATGAAATTGAAGATCTTACTGATATTGGCGATTATACAAAATTATGCAAATACGAGTTTAATAACAAATACAAAACTCGGTTTTTTAATACTATTCAGGATTTATCAAACAATGTATTATTAAAAATGTCAACGTGCAAATATGGCGATAAAATTATTACAGATGAAATGTTATTCTATAAATATCATGATAAATTAAACAATATACCAACCATTATAGAATTTAATGAAAATAGTTTTAGTATGACAAAAATTAATGGATTGTCTGCTATTGATGTTTTTAATAAATCACATATACCGAAACAAGTCGCATATTTACAAAATATTATTCAAAATTTGCAACAAATTCATAGTCAAACACAATATTATGTTGACGACAACATATTAAAAACCGATATTAAACAGGAATTTTACCAAAAGGTACTACATCGTGTGGATAATATTAAACCTTTATTGGATAATTTTCAATTTATACAATCAGTGAATGGAATTAACATCAGATTCCAATACCATCATATAATCAGAGATTTATATTCAATAATCTCCGGTTACTTTACGACAAATATTTCTCAATATCATACAATACACGGCGACCCTCATTTATCTAATATATTAATTGATAATAATGACCAGATTTTTTTTATTGACCCACGTGGATATTTTGGAAATACAAAATTATTTGGGATCAAAGAATATGATATTAGTAAAATCATATATTCACTTAGCGGGTTTGATGAAATAAATAATAATAATAATCATTTTTTCGTCATTGATAATAATAATATTGAGGTAAACATTACAAACAATATGGACAATTATCTTTTTTTATTTAATGATTATAATATACAAATTTTAAAATGTATGACCATATTGCATTGGTTTGGACTGACTGATTACAGTAAGAATAATATTCATAAATGCATATCTTCGTATTTTTACGGCATATATTTATATCACAAGTATTATGATGATATATCATTATTGCACAAAAAGGCATAAATATATTTTCACATATCTAACATATATGAAAATATTATTAACAGGAGCAGCCGGTTTTGTTGGATCAAACATTTTCAATAAATTAAATGACGGAATAAACAAAATTACAGTTATTGATAATTTGAAAACAGGTTATTTATCTAATTTACCAGACAATGTAGATTTTATTCATAGTGACTGTTCAGATGAAACATTACTTGAACGCAATGAAACATATGATTGTATTATTCATGTTGCTGGACAAGCAAGTAAAGAAGGCAGTTTTAACGATGTTTTTTATGATATGAACGCAAATGCGAAATCAACACTTGTATTATTAGAATATGCTAAGAAGACAAACTGTAAGCGATTTATATTCATTAGCACGGTTTGTGTATATGGGGGAACATCTAACCCCGGCACGTATAATGAAGACAGCGAAATTCAATATGATACATTTTATTCTATACATAAATATACCAGTGAAAAGTACTTGGCTTTATATAAAAAACATTATGGCATTGATTATACAATTTTTAGATTATTTACGTGTTATGGTCCAGGACAAGACCTAACCAATATGTCAAAGGGTATGGTTAGCATATATCTAAGTCAATTCTTGAATGATCAACCAGATGTACTAATAAAAGGTTCCTTGGAAAGATACAGAGATTTTATTTATGTAGAAGACGTGGCATATATAGTTAACGATGCAATACATAACAAACAATTATATAACCAGATATTCAACTTAGGTTCTGGAAAATCTACTACCATTGGTGAATTGCTTAACGTAATGCAAGAAGCAGGTGAATTCAATAAAAACGTTGTGGTTGAAGACGAAATCATCGGGGACATGATTGGATGTGTTGCTGATATTACAAAACTAAAAAATATTTATAAAAATATTTTTGAATTTACTGAGTTGAGGGAAGGTATTCACAAAATGATTAGTTATTATTCCAATGCATAGTGAATATACATTTTACTGTAATGCACTTGCGATAAAGATATAAAAATTTTTATATCTTTTTATTATATTTGATAACGATATAAAGTTGTCCCCTTTTAAATATTCAAAGGTATAATGTTGTATAAAGTTACAAATGATATACCAATGTTGCATGAAACACTAATTCATATAAAAACGCTATTGGGGAATTACGCTTATATATCATATGTAGATGGTGAGTTCGGGTTGCGTGCGTGGATATATAATAGTTATGTAAAATCGTTTATAGAAAAAGTAAAGAAGCTGAATATACCAATAGTGGGGGTATGTTTTATAGGTCAAAAGTGTTTTATGGAACACTTGTGTGACCACGTAGTTGAAATACAGAATACACAATTTACTTCAATTGCACCAAATCAAAATATAGACAATTCACAAACCTCAGTTAATCATCGGACAAATACATTTGTTCCAAAAAACGAATATACAGGTTCTGATGGATGGGATTTGACATATACGCGAGGAGTTCATTATGACGAATATGAGGAGATGTTAGAAAAATTACAGTTTGATAATATATTCTACACTTTACATTGCGATGGTGCGCAACTAATAAATAAATATAACTATGCAACCCGTAGTCCTGGAAATTTAATGATGTATAAATGCGATGGTTTCCTTGGATATGAAAGCGCCGCCAGCAATGATATGTTAATGCTATATAAGAAGAACACGATACATTCGTTGCCAACCCAACACGTTAAATTAAATGATAAGATATCGGTTTGGATACGCAATACAAATAAATGGCCAGATAGAAATATGCCACCCACTGTTTATTCATATCTATTTGATTATTGCATTAAACATAAAAAAACATTATACGTGTTTCAAGATTTGACGCCAGTTAAGTTGCCACCAAGCGAATATATAGTAGAATGCAATTATCGTATAAATAATATTCCGGATTTTGATAAATTTAAAGAAATTTGTGATGATTGTTGTGTGTATATAGGGGTAGCCAGCGGACCATTGTATATAGTAAATACGACTTGTAACATATACACAATTTGCATCAACGGCGACTATCATCAATATTTTAATGAAAATGCATATAATATTTGTGTATCGCAGGACGGCATAGTTAAAATAATGCAAACAATATTTGGCATTTAATGCAAATGTATATAAAGAGTACTCGCTTGAAATAATTATTATGCAACAGCATACTAATTATACAAATAATAATGTTGCATTAAATGCTGTCACCGATGATAATGCATTTTACACATTTAAACGTGACCCGATGTTTACCAGCATATTGGAACATGTTAATTATAAACAAGGAATACAATATATTGATTATATCAAGACTTTATGTAAGTCATATAATGTAGAATTTGAAGATTTATGGTGGAACAAATATATTGAAAATGACATAATTGGTAACCCAATCACATATGATTATAAAGATCAATTAATTCATATTAGTGATTTAAAAACATACAACATTTCGCCGACTACATTAAGATATATTTGTTTTGGACTTCAGTTATTTAATATTATAAATAGTACTGGTAAAAAAGACATTTCTATAATTGAAGTCGGGGGTGGTTATGGGGGACAGTGCAAAATACTGTCTGATATTTGTTTACAATTTAACATTAATATTCAAAAATATACTATTATTGATTTGGAAAACGTGTCTAACTTGCAAAACAAGTATTTAACGAAATTAGATGTAAATAATATTGTCACGTTATCTAATACAAATTGTATAGGATTATTAGATAATGAATATGACTTGTTTATTAGCAATTATGCATTGGGGGAGTTTAAATCAGATGTACAGGACTTTTATATAGACAATGTTTTATCTAGAAGCAATAAATCATTCATTACTTGGAATACTCATCCTATAAATCCAAAATTAAAGAATATTAATATAGTAGAAGAAGTTCCACAAACTGGTCATGTTGCATTTCCTAATATAATAATTACAAATAAAGACGCCTAGTTGATCAACTTTTATCTTCTATTTTTACACAATCAAGTGTGCCATTTTACACCATTGAATTATGTAACCGATCTATAACGAAATACTATTACAATTTTGGTCTTTTTGTGCGAAGTTACATATGTAAATATGTAAAAAAGATATAAATATTATTAGTGTAGTAAAATAAAACAAATGTCAATTACATTATCAACGTGTTGGTATAATTTTAAAGCTAAATTTGATACTAGTACTTATCAAATTTGGATGCATAACATGTTAACAAATGTAAATAATTATAATCTAGTGATCTATACAGATGAAGACGGATTTCCACTGGTTGAACCATATTTGAAACCAAATATAAAAATTATTATTAAACCTTATTCCGAATTTTTCTCCTTTCAATTTAAAGCTGATTGGATAGAAAATCAGCAAAATAATCACTCAATAAATAATCTGGTTGATTGGAGAGTAAATATGCTTTGGTCAGAAAAGATAAACTTTGTTTATGAAACTGTAAAACAGCAATATTTTAAAACAGACTTTTATGGTTGGTGTGATATTGGATATTTTCGTGGAAGATCCAATGACTTGAATATGGATGAATTACGAAATTGGGCATCTGAAAAGATAATAAACTCATTATCACAAGACAAAATTTACTATGCATTAGTAAATAATAATAACTCGTATGTAAACTATATTTATACATTAGTGCAAAATAAAAATGAGAAAGGTCTACCGAATATACAAATTCCACGTAACCAATGTTCAATTGCAGGAGGCTTTTTTATTTTACACGCACAAAACATTGACTGGTGGCATAATACATATTACCATAAATTAAAACTTTATTTTGATAATAAATATCTTGTAAAAGATGACCAAATTATTATTGCCGACTGTATATTTTCAAATACAAATTTTTTTACATTATGTTTTGAAAATAATACAAAATATGACAATTGGTTTATGTTTCAAAGATTGCTTTTGTAGGTAAAACATATAAACAATATGCATTGTAATATATTAGTTATTTCAATCATGATTAGTATTCTAATGCCGATTTACAATGGAATTGAATTTATTAATGAATCTGTATTATCCGTTTTAAATCAAACATACCATCATTGGGAATTGATTATTGGAATTAATGGACATCCACCAAATTCAGATGCATATCTTATTGCAAAAACATATGAATTATTGAACGACAATATTCGCGTTTTTGACCTCCATAATAACAATACCAAATCACAGACATTAAACGAATTATTAAATTATTGTAATTATGAATGGGTTAGTTTATTAGATGTAGATGACAAATGGTTGCCAACCAAATTACAAAGTCAGATCCAGTATATGGAGAACTTTGATATTATAGGCACACAGTGTCGTTATTTTGGTGATCTAAGTGTATCCCCGAACATTCCTCTTGGACATATTAACAAATATGATTTTTCTAAGGTTAACCCAATTATTAATAGTAGTTGCTTATTAAGAAAAGAACTTTGTTTCTGGGATGGTACATATAATCTAGAAGATTATGATTTATGGATACGCTTATGGAAGCAAGGTAAACAATTCTATAATGTTAATAGCATACAAGTTATGCACCGTATTCATACTACAAGTGCATTTAATGCTAAGGGTAATAATAATAATGTTCAAGATATGTTATCAATTCATTTCCCGAAATAATATAAAAACATTTTTACGTTTTATTGTGTAAACCAAAACTATGGTAAAAATCTGTAACACTCCTTATCCGTCCAATTCAAAGTATGAGACACATTTTGAATTGTATCCATATCCACTTAGTGATTTCCAAAAATATGCAATTGAAGCGATTGTTGAAAAACAACATGTTCTTGTAACCGCACATACTGGCTCGGGCAAAACACTTCCTGCTGAATTTGCCATCAAACACTTTGCTTCTTTCGGTAAAAAAGTTATTTATACAAGTCCGATCAAAGCCCTTTCCAACCAAAAATACTATGAATTTACAAAAAAATACCCTGATATATCGTTTGGGTTATTCACTGGTGATATTAAAACCAACCCAGAAGCAGATGTACTCATTATGACCACTGAAATATTGATGAATTATCTATTTACTTCGTTAAATGATACTGCATCACAAGACCAAACCAATCTACAATTTCATATTGATATTCAAAATGAACTCGGATGTGTCGTTTTTGATGAAGTTCACTATATTAATGATGCTGAACGTGGTCAAACTTGGGAAAAGACGATTTTGATGTTACCAAGACATATTCAAATGGTTATGCTTTCTGCTACCATTGATAACCCAGAAGGCTTTGCTAGATGGTGTGAAAAAGATGATAATGCTCACGATGCGAAATGTGTATATTTGGCGTCTACTCATCATCGTGTAGTTCCCCTGTCCCATTATGGATTTATTACGACAGCGGAAACCGTGTTCAAGCATATCAAAGACAAACAAACACAAAAATTTATTAAAGATAATACTAATCAACTGATTCCTCTCCAAAACGAACATGGTGTTTTCAATGAAACTGGTTATAAAAATATTGTTAAAATTAACAAATTGTTTGATGATAATAGAGTTCGCATGAACCGAAAACATACACTTAATCGTCTCGCATCGTTTCTCAAAGAAAATGAAATGTTACCTGCGATTGGCTTTGTTTTTTCCAGAAAAAATGTGGAACAATGTGCTGCTGATATTACAGTACCATTGAACGAAGACGATAGTAAAGTTTCTTATACTGTTCGTAATGAATGTGAACAGATTGTACGCAAATTACCTAATTACAACGAATATCTTGAACTACCTGAATATAATCAATTAGTTTCCCTATTGGAAAAGGGTATTGGTATTCATCATTCTGGAATGATACCTATTTTACGTGAGATTGTTGAACTTATGATTTCAAAACGTTATATTAAATTGTTGTTTGCAACTGAATCATTTGCAATAGGTCTTGATTGTCCTATTAAAACTGCTGTTTTCACTGGCATTACCAAGTTTGATGGTAATTTTGACAGATATTTAATGGCACACGAATATACTCAAATGGCGGGACGTGCAGGGAGACGCGGTATTGATACTGTTGGTCACGTAGTGCATTGTAACAATCTATTTCATACACCAATGTTAAGCGAATACAAAACTATGCTGGGTGGTAAACCTCAGAAGCTTATTTCCAAATTCCGTATATCGTATCCATTGATTTTTAATCTTCTTAAAAATGGGCAGACATCAAATTTTCATCAGTTTTCACACAAGAGTATGGTACAAACTGAAATAACAAGTTCTTCACAAGCAATGCTTGATACTATTACTCAACTAAAAGATCAAATATCACAGAAAACTACCGGACTATCTGTATTACGAACTCCGAGAGATATTTGTGATAAATATAACGATCTACAAGTGTTGTATAAAACTTCAACGAACAAAAAACAACGTCAAGCTGACCGAGATTTACGTGCAATAGAATATGATTATAAACATATCAAATCCGATATTGGAGTTATCAGTAAATTATCTGAAATGGAAATGGAATTAGAAAACTTGCGTAGTTCATATGACCATACACAACAGTATTTACAAGATCAAACAACCAAGGTTTGTAACATTTTATTGAACAACGGGTTTATTGAAGAACACACTGATCCGGGTCAAGATAATTATTATACACTTACTGATATCGGGACATTTTCGTCCAATGTTGCCGAAATTCATTCTCTTCCACTTGTTCAAAAAATGGTAGAATGGAATTATTTTGAAGATTTTACACCAATTCAATTAGTCGGTCTGTTTTCGTGTTTTACTGATATTAAATTACCAAGTGATATGCGAACAAGCAGTGCTAGTTCCAATGATACATTCCTTAACACTAAAATCAAAGCTATTGAAAAGTTGTATTTATCTTATCATGACCAAGAGATGGATTTGGAAGTAAATACTGGTATTAAATATGAAGATTCATTATGCTTTGATATTATTGATTTTTCTATGAGTTGGTGTCAATGTAATACTGAAACTGAATGTAAATCATTTATTCAAAATGAAGTCGCTTCAAAATCTATATCCATTGGTGATTTTACAAAATCAATGCTGAAAATTGTTACCATTTCAAATGAATTTATAAATATTAGTCAAGTTGCTAACAATATTGAATTACAACATAAATTAAATCAAATTAATGGGTTAGTTTTAAAGTATGTGACGACATCCCAAAGCTTATATGTGTAAAAACAATAAATTTTGTACCTTTGAATATTACAATATACATGATTGTAATATTTTGATGTTTGTGTAATCAAATACTTATGTTACACAGTAACTATGTTTGAATAATATAACCATAAGCCTAGTCCAATTCCACACTTAGCTATACTATCCAGTACATTAGTAAGAATATTTTTGTATTCTTCTCCGAGCATGAACACTACGCCATATAACGACCATATACCGAGATATAAATAGTAAATAACGTTATTTGCGTAAGAAAACTTTGGTTTAATGAAATTAATAAATATTACGTAGAACATTCCTATAAATGCTATGAACCCACTAATAACAGAAGTCAATCTGTTCATTACCTCAACTTCTCCCAAATAACCAAGACCGAGCATCACATAATTTAATATAACTACCAAACTAATTACTTTGATATTGACTGTTGTCCCGATATTTTTAGCAAGCGCAGCACATAACGCTAATAACATGAATGGCGTTGTAATTGACCAATCAATGTATCTTGTTTTTGAAATTTCCTTCCAGTCAATTGGCATGTTTTTGGTAGAATAATTATCAATCTGACTTAAAAATAACGAATAAAAATATCCGGCAATAATGGATATACATGTTTCTAAATTCAATATGTGTCTGATTGTAGGGTCTTTTGTTCGCATAGCTTCTATAAAAATGATTGTTGCAGTCGTCAAAAGTAAGATATAGGTTATCATAAAGCTCACCTTCACGTAATATTGTACAGGATGTTGAGCCCTTTCAGCCTTATCCTTAGGTGTATCTTCTGATAAACCAGCAGTAGGAGCACTTGGTGGAGGCGTTGGTGCCAAAGGTACTGTTGTCACCGTAGGTGTATTTGGTGTTATATTTTCATCTTCAATTGATGACATTACCTTCTTTATATTTTGATAAGATAAAAAATTGAACTGGATATATATTCTAATATCATTGTAAATTAAACTCCCGTTTATGACACTTTATTACAATGAACAGCAATAGAAATTCGTTTATATCGTTTGGTACATTAGAGGATGATGATGAAATTGTTATTGAAGACTACATATATACTGGTTCAAGTCAATCATCCAGTATCTATTCTAATGTTTCAATCAGTTCATCTGAAAACGATGATAACTCAATAATAATTGCAGCAGATAGTGACGACGATAATATGGTAAGTGATGATGAATTAGAAAACGAATATGTCATTGATGATATTTTCCGGGATGAATGTGACTTTTTAGACACAGAAAAACAAAATAATCATTATTATCTTGGATTGTGTAAACGTCAACCAAATAACAATACAATACTATTTGCAAATGCTATTCGTCCTGAAACATATTTTAAACATCAACCCGCGTATATATTGTCTTATTTACAGTTATATAGCATATTCAAAATTCGTAACCCTGAAATAGATATTATGCAACTCTCTATATTAGAAGATAGTACATACACATCTATTGTGAAAACGCATTGGTTACGTATAGTTCAGCGAACTTGGAAAAAAATATATAAACAACGGTTAGATATAATGAATAAACGTATGAGATTGAATGCCATGCGTTTATTTGAAATTAGTGGGAAATATCCACAAGATATTAATACAATGCCTTCCTTAAAAGGTATGCTCAATCAATATACAAATAAAGCCAATAATAACTTCCTATTTGTTGAGTGTCATTAAATATAAAAATTGGTTTATGTCAATTAATAAATCATCACGTATCGCCAATATGTCCATATCTGTTTTATCATTAAAATATATATTCATATCTGTTAAAAACTCTCTATACTCATAAATTCTTGCTTTGAAATCATTTACATTAGATGGATCTATTAGATCTATCTTTTTTTCTATCATTTTGATACGTTTTGGGTCTTTTCCCAATAACACTTCAACAAATTTATCTACATCTTCATTCAAATTTGCATATAATTCGTCAGTAGCCTTATGTTGTGAATAGGAATGAGTTTTCCAGTGATATAATTTTACCATATTCAATATTTCTAAAAATACACGCACCAAATGTGATTTTGACTTATTTGTATAGGTTGATTTTGTTAATTTACTTCTACGCTTTATTGTTTTACGCATACCTCCTTTTTGTCGTTTTGTAGTTTTTGACTTTTTTGTCTTTGGTACCATATTTATATTTAGTACAGATTTTATCCTAAAATGAATTTCCTATTTATTTGTGTTTTACTATCTGCTTATTTCTATTTGCAATTGTAAATTTACAAAATTGATTTTTATTCTGATTAGAATTCAATCACAAAAACAATACTCAGTATGGAAACTAACACAATTGATTATAAGGTATCACTCGCATTAACTCGGTATTTATACCAAATGATTGAAGTAAAACAATCATTATTTATCGCATTAATAAACAAAAATCCAGACGAAGCATTATATTGGACATATGAATTATATTATTCAGGCTTTGAAGAAGAAGTCTATGAATACATCATACTCATTTATGAAACATTATATCAAAGTTCAAATCCATCATTAGAGAACCTGATCAAAGAAAAATATAAAAAATGGTTAGAAATAGGGTCTAATTCAGAAACAAATACAGATATTGGTTCTATTATTTATACATTGACATTACGACCTTATTGTCTAATTCAGTTCGCACGGACATATCTTAATGTTAATATTGTACCAAAAAATAACACTAAACCGGCTCTTCCTCCTTTTATTGTCAAATTAACACCGGATTATATTCAAAAATACAATATATATCAAGTTGATGATAAAGTCAAACGATATCACTTATTAGAACACGCTATAAAATATCCAATACATAAAAAATTCAATAAACTATTGTGTACAATAACGTATGAGAATCCATTGGAAGCATTCCGTATAAAATGGTTATATTACGCATCATTCAGTCCCATTTGGCGAGAACGTATCACTCAATATAATGGTACGATTGATTATCAGAATGAGATTGTTCATTTTGATAATGAAGATGACGAAGAAGACTTCCGATGCAAATGGGATTATGACCCAGACGAGGTTTCAGTCAAAGTTACACAGAGTTGTATTGGCAATGGTACTGAAAAACAGATTTCTGTAAAAGACTTTTGTGAAATGTATAATTACACCATCAAAAGTCGGATTCTAAAACGACAACAAAAATAATATGGCATTAGGATAAAAAATATTATGAGTTTGTATAAGATGAAGATTCTATTTTACGCATTTTTGATTTTACTAATGTATTTTTTATCAGGCATCAATAAAGCTATACATTTTTCTGATACGGTAAATGGGTTCCAAGAGTTGTTTTTTTTTTCAAAATTACCTAGTATTTTTTATAATTTAGCTATATCAGGAGTTGTTTTATTGGAAATAGTTGCTCCAATTATCATTATGTTCTCTCTATACACAAATACATATAATGAATATGCTTATTATTCAAGTATTGGATTAGCTGTATTTACTATTTTAGCAACACTTATTTATCATTTCCCACCCAAAGGTGGTCAGTATTACGCATTTATGAAGAATTTAACAGCAACGGGTTCATTACTGTTACTTTCAACCCAATTTACACCTTCGGACATGTAAAATGGGACAAAATAAAATTATAATGTATAATGCCCACCAGTATTTGTAAAGGAGTACGTACATCAACGCCTAACCGTTGTAAAAAAGTTAGAGGTTGCAAAGTCGCAACAGGAACAAAACGAACTTATTGTCGCAAGGCACATAACAAGAATAACAAGAATAAGACAGTAAAGAAGAGAAAGACCGCAAAAAGAGTTAACGGTTTGACACGAAAGGCTATTCTTGAACTTCGCAGATTGAAGTAAATTTCTTACAAAATAACAAGTTGGGATTTGTTATTTTAGGTTAGTATATTTTTCACATGTAATATTATATGGATTTTAAATTAATCATTTTAACATTTATTGTTACTGCCGCGTGGGATGTTGTTTTACGTGTTATGTCTCTTAATTATGAAAAACTACCAAAGTATTTCCAAATGGATTTCGTTGAATATTTGATTCCCTATTTTAAACAACATACGGTATTAGCTGCTGCATTAATAGCAGGGTTTGTGGGTGCAACGACTCAACCGATTATTTTATCTATAATGCCATTCCCTCAAAGTATTTTTGATATTACGTACGTTAGTAAATTTATGATTTTATCTTTTATCGTTAGTGCGTTATATGGGTTCATAATGAAATGGAGTCAATTATTCCCTCATTTAGTTACACATTACTACGATAAACTAGGAGTTACAAGAAGTATGTATACTGACGGAGTATCTGGGCTAGTAGTTCAAACAACTTTGCTTATTATTTACAATTTATGTGGACAATTGAAAAAGTAAACAGGACGATTACAGTAAAGAATAAGTGATATATGTAGTAGCTGACATCAAAATTCCACCCCATATTGTGTCAATAACTGCTAGGTAAGGTGACCAATCATCAATTACTGCATAAGTAGTTGCATCATATACTCCATACATGACTACTCCAAATATAAAGGCATCTAATACCGATAATTTTTTACTGATTATAAAATAATTCAAACCGAACACTAGTAGAATATAACAAATAATCGCTGGTATCATTTTAAGGTTTATTGGAGAACCTTGTATTTTCTGCATCTGTTTAGAATACGCTTTTTGTACATTTTTTAAGTACACGCTGTCCATTGCAATCATTGTGATTGCAGATATTCCTATTTCCTTAAATAACATGAAATTATATATATTTACTGTTATTTTTTTAGAGAATCTATTATTTTACCATTTGTTTGTAACATCGTGTAATATTTTGATGGCGTTGGTGTTTTTGCAATCTCCTGTAAGGGCATTTCACGCTTTCTCGGTATTGTTATAGATTTGCTTTTATCTTGTAAGATCCATTGTTTCTGTACGCTTTCTATGTTCGCTAATTCTGGTTCAATACTATCCACAGATGTAGTACTATATGTACGATCACGATCATCTGACGATTTACTTTCTATACTATAACGTGTGCTTTCTATACTAAAAAACATTTCCATTTGGTCATTTGAATCTTCTAATAATGACATTGCCTGTTATATAGAGTAAATATTTTTTATGTTATTGAATTTATTGTTTTACATTTCAAATTATGAGATTTCATATATCTAAGAAAAGAAATGGCATCGCTCAGAAAAAATGGACATTTATAAATGTCCATTTTTTATTTCCTCAGAATAGTTTTGTAAAAAGAACCTATAAAAAACGGGTTGTTACTGAAATGCAGTAAAATCCATATTTTATTGGAAAAAATTGTTACTGATAAAAAATAAGTATATTATGTGTCAAACAATTTAGGGGTATTTTCTGTCACTATAATACAGGGGTAAATAATGACAAATAAGCAAAATAAATACCCCAGTAAATTTGATTGTGATGTTTGTGCATTTGTTACGAGTAATAAAAAAGACTATAATAGACATATTTTGACTGCAAAACATATACGAATGACAAATAGTGACAATAATTACCCCTTACCAAACGAACCGCATACATGTGAATGTGGTAAAATTTACAAATACCGACAAGGGTTGTTTACACATCGTAAAAAATGTAATACGAGTCAGTTATTATTCAATACAAAAGAGGGTAGCCTGAATGAAAATAGTCATATGGACACAACCCTTGTTATTGAACTACTAAAACAAAACCAAGAATTCAAAGATTTGATGTTTGAGCAAGCGAAACAACTTGTTGAACAACAACAAGAACAGAACAACAAACTAATAGAACAGAACAAACATATATTAGATCAAAATGAAAAGATTACCGAATTAGCTAAGAATGCAGGCAGTGTAACAAACCATAATACTACTAATAATACTACTAATAAGTTCAATCTTAATGTGTTTCTCAATGAAACATGTAAGGATGCTATTACGATGAACGAATTTATTAATTCGGTGGAGGTAACTATGGAAGATTTTATTAGAACAGGAGAAATAGGCTTTGTAGATGGGATATCCACTGTTATGGTAGAACGCATTAAAGGTATGGAAATGCACACAAGACCCATGCATTGTACTGATTTGAAGCGGGAAACAATGTATATAAAGAATGATAATGCATGGGAGAAAGGAGATACAGATAAGACTTTGCTACGTAGAGCAGTAAAGAATATAGCAAACAAGAATTATAGACAATTGAAACCATGGTTTGATAGTTCCCAACCAGAGGTAGACCAAATAGGAACTGATGAATACGAAAATTACTTTCAATATTATAGGTCAGCATTAGGAGGATGTGGAAAAGAAGAAGACCGAAAATTTGAAGATAAAATAATTAAGAATGTTCTCAAAGAAATTGTTGTAGACAAATAACGCCGGATCTTGTATATTGGATTTCCTATATCTTGAAAAGTCTAAGAAAAGAAATGGCATCGCTCAGAAAAAATGGACATTTATAAATGTCCAATTTTGATTTCCCCAGAATAGTTTTGTAAAAAGAATACCAAAAAAACGGGTTGTTACTGGAATGCAGTAAAAAAATATTTTATTGAAATAATTTGTTACTGATAAAAAATAAGTACATTTTGTGTCAAATGATTTAGACGAGAAATAATATAGCATATTATGTTATATAATGCTATCTAAAATATCGTCAAAACTCGCCCATACATTTTATTGCGAACATTGTGACTATTCATGTAGTAAAAGTAATGATTATAAAAAACATTGTCTTACGAATAAACATAATGCTATAATTAACGGCGAGAATGCTACATTGCGGGTGCATGAATGCAAATGTGGTAAGGTATATAAACATAGTTCAAGTTATTATCGTCATATAAAGGCATGTACAGATGAAAATATACAATATAATAATCCACCTGGAAATAAACACAATCCACATATGGATACAACTATTGTAATTGAACTATTGAAACAAAACCAGGATTTCAAAGATTTGATGGTTGAACAAGCAAAACAATTGGCTGAACAATCCAAGCAGTTAGCTGAACAACAACAAGAACAGAACAACAAACTAATAGAACAGAACAAACATATATTAGATCAAAATGAAAAGATTACTGAATTAGCTAAGAATGCAGGTAGTGTAACAAACCACAATACTACTAATAATACTACTAATAAGTTCAATCTTAATGTGTTTCTCAATGAAACATGTAAGGATGCTATTACGATGAATGAATTTATTAATTCGGTGGAGGTAACTATGGAAGATTTTATTAGAACAGGAGAAATAGGCTTTGTAGATGGGATATCCACTGTTATGGTAGAACGCATTAAAGGTATGGAAATGCATACAAGACCCATGCATTGTACTGATTTGAAACGGGAAACAATGTATATAAAGAATGATAATGCATGGGAGAAAGGAGATACAGATAAGACTTTACTCCGTAGAGCAGTAAAGAATATAGCAAACAAGAATTATAGACAATTGAAACCATGGTTTGATAGTTCCCAACCAGAGGTAGACCAAATAGGTACCGATGAATATGAAAATTACTTCCAATATTACAAGTCAGCATTAGGTGGGTGTGGAAAAGAAGAAGACCG